ATAGCCGGCTCTCTGCCAGGCTACTTGTTTAGTCTTGTTACGTTTGATGCAGCTATTACAACGACTGCGATAATGTTGTGTACCCTCTTTGATATAGTTAGGGGCACAAGCATTAATACCACATGATTTGCATACAGGATGGCTCATAATCTAATAATATTTATGCCATGTCTTTGCAAAGAGCGCAGTATAAGCCCATTTTCAGCCATATGCCATAAATATTCGTATCTAGTAAAGGATATAAAACATGGCTTCATTAGTTTCCCCAGGCGTAAGTGTTAGTATAATTGATGAGAGCGTATATGCTCCAACCGCGGTCGCTACCGTACCCCTAGTGTTTGTTGCTACAGCACAGGATAAGCTCAATGCTTCAGGTACTGCTACTGCCGCAGGTACTACCGCTGCAAACGCAAACAAACTATTCCAGATCACCAGTCAGCGTGATCTAACAAGTACTTTTGGTGCTCCCACTTTCTACAAAGATAGTAATGGTACACCACTACATGGTTACGAAGTAAATGAATTTGGCTTATTTGCTGCTTATTCAGCTCTGGGTGTAAGCAACAGAGTGTTTGTAGTTCGTGCAGATGTTGATACAGCCCAATTGGTTGGTACATCAGTACGTCCAACAGGCCCAGCCGATAACGGCACCATTTGGTTTGATTTAGCAGGCACTAACTGGGGTATCCAGGAATGGGATGCTGATACTAAGACATTTACCAATATTTCGCCTATCGTTATCACAAGCACTGGCGATTTAACTTCTGGTGTGCCTAAGACAAGTATTGGTCAGATTGGTGATTATGCAGTGATAACTACTAATACCAACAATCCAATTTATTATAAAACATATACTAATGCTTGGGCATACGTTGGGTCATCTGGTTGGCATACTGCTCATCCAGTAGTACAAGGAACAGAAACAGATCCAGTTTTAACATCTGGTGATACAGTTCTTATTAACGGAACCACTGTTACACTAACTGGCACTACAGTTTCTAATGCAGCAAGTCGTATTAATGCTGCTAATATAACTGGTGTAACTGCTTATGACAATGCTGGTAGATTAGAAATTTTTGCTGATACTACAGCTAGTTCAGATGGTAGTACTGTAGATGGTGGCGCAAATGTTCGTGCAGGTAACATTGGTGATTTATTAGGCGACGTTGGTATCACTCCTGGAATATACTATACTCCAGATTACCAACATTCAGAGCACTACAATGTTCCAGAGTGGAAGAGTTCAGATACCTACCCACGTCCAAGTGGCAGCGTATGGTTAAAGACAACCAGTGCTAACTCAGGTGGAGATTTCGTTGTTAAAGTTTACAACACTCTAACCGGACAGTGGACCACTACTGCTGCACCAATTTATGATACTGACTGGGAAGCTAATACCGTATTAGACCCAGCCGGCGGCGGTGCTAATATTGCTGAAGGTAGTTTCCATGTTAATGTTGATATAGCTAACACTGATGTAGCTAATTTTACTTTATTCAGAAGAGCGGTCAAAGGTGCAACAGTAATAACAGGTACCGTAGCTAATCCTACATTTACTGCCAGCCATGCATTCCAAATTACCGTAAGCCAAGTTGGAACATCAACTTTAAGCTCTGTATACACAGTTACATTAACTGGAACTACTGCTGCTAGTTTTGTGGCAGACGTATTAGCTAAAAATATTCCTAACTTAAATTGTGAATTAAACAGCTCAGGTAAAATTGTGTTTACACATACCAAGGGCGGTATAATTAGACTAGTTAATGTAAGCCCAAATACTCCAGTTACTGCGGCTGGCTTTACTAGCAGCACAACATATTGCCGTGCTGTTACAGGTGGTGTAATTGGAAGTAACTGGGTAACAGGATTTACATACACTGCAAGTGTTGATGAACCAACTACTGATCCAGTTGATGGTACTTACTGGTACGACAGCACCGCATCCGAAGTCGATATCATGATTAATGATGGTAATGACTGGGTAGGTTATCAGACTAATAGCAATGATGCACGTGGCTATGATCTAAGTTTATGTGATCCAGAAGGTCCAATCGTAAGTGCTTCAGAGCCCATGGAACAATCCGATGGTACAGCATTAAGTTATGGTGATATCTGGATTGATACATCAGATCTAGAAAATTATCCAACAATCTATCGTTACGACAATGTAAGTGGTCAGGGCAAGTGGCAGTTAATGGATAACACTGACCAGACCACAGAAAACGGTATTCTGTTTACAGATGCTCGTTGGGATACAGATGGTACAAGCCATCCAATTACTGACGACAAGCCAGCTATTACAGACTTATTAATGAGCAGTTATCTGGATCCAGATGCGCCAGATGCAGCATTATATCCAAAAGGTATGCTACTTTGGAATACCCGTCGTTCAGGTTACAACGTAAAGATGTTTGTTGCTGATGCCTGGAACGCTACCGATTATCCAGATACAGATCCATTACCAACAGTAAGTGCTACCTGGAGAAATGCATCAGGTAACCGTAATGATGGTAGTCCATACATGGGTCGTCATGCACCAAGAGTAATTATTAGTAGTGCTATTGCTAGTGCTATTGATACTAACACAGAAGTTAGAGAGGAACAGCGTCAGTTCAACCTAATTGCTTCCCCTGGTTACCCAGAAGTTGCTGCTAATATGGTTGCACTAAACAATGACCGTCGTAACACTGCGTTCATTATTGCTGACACTCCATATAGACTAGCACCAACTGGTACTGCTCTACTTAACTGGGCCGATGGCAATGATAACGACAGTATTACTACTGCTGATCCATACATGGCTGTGTTCTACCCAAGTGGTATAACCAACAACCCATTCACAACCGGTAATGCAGAAGTTATGGTTCCAGCAAGTCACTTGGCACTAAGAACACTCATCCGTAATGATGATGTTGCTTTCCCATGGTTTGCACCAGCTGGTTTACGCCGTGGTTTAATTGACAATGCAACCAGAGTTGGTTACTTGGATGCTAACGGTGAACTAGTAAGCATTGGTTTAACCGAAAGCCTCAGAGATACCATGTACGAAAACAAAATTAACCCAATTACCCTGTTCCCAGGTGTTGGTTTAGTAAACTTCGGACAGAAGACTTTGAATCCATATGCAAGCGCATTAGACCGCATCAACGTAGCACGTTTAGTGTGTTACATCAGAGAAAGACTACAACTTATTGTTCGTCCATTCTTGTTTGAACCAAATGACAAGATTACCAGAGACGAAGTTAAACAAGTTGTTGAGAGTCTGATGAACGACTTGGTAGCAAAGCGTGGTCTGTACGATTACTTGGTAGTTTGTGATGATACAAACAATACACCAAGCCGCATAGATGCAAACGAGCTATACATTGACGTAGCTATTGAGCCAGTAAAAGCAGTGGAATTTATTTACATCCCAGTGCGCATTAAGAACACAGGTGAAATAGCAGCAGGCTAAGAACAGGGGCTCAGGCCCCTGTTTAATATGCTACGTTAATTTCAGTGAAATCTAGCAAGCATGTTCAAGTGATTTAGAGTAAATACTATAAACAGGAGTAGAAATTATGGCAGTAGCAAGTTTAACAAGATTCACAGTACCCCTAGCAAGTGGCCAAAGCGCCAGTGCTCAGGGCCTACTGATGCCCAAGCTACAATATCGTTTCAGAGTTAGCTTTGAAAACTTTGGCGTAAGCACACCCAGAACAGAACTTACCAAACAAGTTGTAGACTTTAAGCGCCCATCAGTTAGTTTTGGTGATATCGTAATTGAAGCCTATAACAGCAAAGTTAAATTAATTGGTAAGCCAGACTGGGCTGATGTTACTTGTACACTCAGAGATGATGCTGGTGGCAATGTAAGTCGTCTAGTTGGTGAACAACTACAGAAACAATTTGACTTTGCAGAACAAGCCAGTGCTAGTTCAGGTATTGATTATAAGTTTGTTACCAGACTAGAAATGCTAGACGGCGGTAATGGAGCAAGTGCCCCCAACGTCCTAGAAACCTGGGAGTTATATGGCTGTTTCTTAAATGCTGTGGACTATCAAACAGTTGCCTATGCAACTAATGATCCAGTAACCATTTCAATTACCATTAAGTATGACAACGCAGTACAAACACCAGACGGTTCAGGTGTTGGTGCAGC